GTTGGGTTTACGTTCAGGGTTGTTTCTTGAAGAGTGTTAGCGAGCCAGTTAGGTTTTGCGGAAGTGCACGGTTCAATGCATCGTTCCAACTCTAGGTTTATTTATAGACGCACCTGTACTAAAGAGTACACGTCTTGGCTTCTCCTTTCAAGCGAGTCGATTGGAGAAGCACCTGCAAGATCATCACTTTATGGTTTTGAGATATCCATAAAGCTGCAATACAGGATTTGAGGTCTAGAAGTAAGCACTAGTGTACTCACTTTCTAGTTCAGAAAATTCAGGGAGGCGGTCAAAAATAGCGGCTTTCCGGAGTTCATTAGTCAGGGTCGTCTTTGCTCGGTTAAACATGTCTGGGCCGTGGAAATACATTTCTTTTACTGACGCGAGAGCGTTTTCAAAGGTAGATTCCCGGGCAGTTCCAGACTTTGTTTTGATCCAATTGGGCATCTCCTGGCACACTTCTAGATTAAGTGGGCCTTGGAAATATCCATTTGCATCTCGAGCAAAGGTGCGTTTCAGATAGGCGACCTCATCAAGTTTGCGGGACTTAATGAGTTCGCCTGTCTTACCTTCATCAGTATACGTCAGTCCAATTGTAGCAAGAGCGTCGGTGATTGTAATCTGGTTGTAGATTTCAAGCATCGAATCATCAATGTTCAATACGTTGTCGTCACCATACGTTTGAAGAGAAACAAACTTTGTGAAATCACACGTCATGGGTAGGCCAGCATTCTGTTTGCACAGCATGTAGGCGTATCGCATGACAATCTGATTAAAAAGAGAGTTTATAATCACCGTAAGGGGATTGCCAGATGGTTGGGAGTGATCACAGCGGATTAGCTCGCCATTTACCAAGATATTTGCAGTGCAAATGTCTTCGAAAAGGACGCGCCGAATCAGCTTGTTTTCCTCACAATCATCGTACCAATCGTTGATCATTTCCAGAATTTGCCAAAGCACATCCTGAAGAAGGGAACCGTCAAAGTTGGAGAAGTCTCCAGCAATGACATCGGGTCCCATCCTCTGAAGAGCTTGAGCAG